ATCAAGATTAGGTTGAGCTCGAACTCCAACGAGTCTGGCCCTTGGTTCAAAGTTTTCAATCACCTCTTCAATCTTCATAGTTAGAACATATGCAGTGATTGGCGTCATAGGTTCAAACAGAATATCTCTCACACCAGAACCAATTTCAGGATGAAAAGGTTTTTCATAGAAATTTGTTAGTACAAGATTTCTTACAGACCTCTTGACCGCAACAAAATCAGTGACTTTAGAAATATCCTTTGATCCAATTTTAGGACCAAAGAATAAATCAATATCAGAATACACCTGAGCTGCACGGTTTTCACCTTGAAACGTAGCGTCAGTGTATGCGTCTTTTACAGCCATAAATATTCCCTTTTATTATATTTATACACCCTCTGATGTGTTTTGTTTCATCATAAACTTATTATTAGACTTCCAAACATCTTTTGCATTAACACGAATGAATCGTTTGTTGGTTTCGTTTGTGTTTGGGTTAGGAACAGTCAACATAACATTCTTACCCTTTAGGAATGCGGTGATCTGATTATTTACTCTAGCACTACGGCTAGACATATACTCTCTACGAAGAACCTTAGTCACGGACTTGCTAACATTACGGCGCTCACCCTTAGATGTCTCTGTTGCTCTTGATTTTTTCTTTCCCATAATATAACTCCTTTATATGTGTTTGTATTTATTACGCTTTTTTATCGGGATTATAGTTGTCAAGATATACATATACAATCTCAACAGCAAATCCTCCATATCTCCTATTAAACTTCCTATCAGAACGCCTATCACCGTTTTCGTTTCGAAAAATCCCTCTAGGATTTTCTCCAAATTTAGCTCTTGATACGATGCCAGTTTTATCACTCAGTATTCCAGAATCAAGACCTAGCAGAGGTGTACTAATAATATTGCCGGGATGGTTACCATCAGGAACGCCCTGATATGAAAAGACCGTAACTGACCCATCAGAGTTTATCGTTGCTTTTTCGCCACCTTCACCCAACCCTTCCACTTTCTTCCTGTTACCCACTTCAGATCGACTAATTCGGCGACCAAGAATAGTAATAAGATGATCGCCGTTATCACTATTATAATATGGTGGTTGTCCCTCTTTTTTGAAGACTGCTTTTAAAGCCAGAAATTCATTGTTAGGCATATTTGGTAATGGACCTTTTTTAATACGACTGTCTTTTGGTTGTACAAGAAAGTTTGGATTTGCGCCCGGATAAATAAATACGCCTGTGACAAACTGTGGTTTTTCTGTTAGTCCTTTAATTGTTATCTTATCGCCAGAAATTTCTAAATTTTCAAATTTTATTCTATCAGTTTGTCTGGTTGGTCTATCTACAAAACCTTCTGTTTCTGGATTGGCAACATTTGTTTGTGGTTCCGGCGGAGAAACCTTAGCAGGTTCACGTCTAACAATTGTTGAACCACCACCAGTTGTTTCGGTTTTTGTAATTGATACTGTCTGTGTAGTTTGAGATACTACATATGCTCCTGTGTCTTCAGTTGGTGCTTCATTAGTAACCGCATAATCTTTCGTCTTTTCTTCTATCTCTTCAGTCTTTGTCACAATAGTTGCATTTTGATTTGATACAGATGGAAGTTCCGTGGTTGCTTTAGCCGCAGCTGATTTTACAGCAGCTGGTTCCTCCACTGCGGGAACATCACTACCTGCTTCCTTCTGAAGATTAGGAACGAGAGCACAAACATCACCACCACCCAATATTGATTTAGTTGCATCACTAACAAGACTATCTAATTCTAAACCAGCGGACTTGATGTCATCTCCAAACTCTGTTTTAATTTTTGCAAGAGCAGAAAGAAAAGATGGAGTGCCGGGAATCAGTGAAGCAAGACTTGCAATCTCTGCTTGTAAGTTTAGTTTGGGTAGAGTGGGTATCTCAATAGACTGAAGTTTGCCCTTTAGTCCAGCAAGTTCGTTCTGCGCCTCACTAAAGGCTGCAGCTGCTGATGAAGCAGTTGCATCAAGTTTTGATTTTACATCTGCTTTTGCACTATCAAGTTTACTCAGAACATCATTTAGTTCTGGACTAGCACCACACAGATTACTGTTTGAAAAATCAACCATTCTAATCTCCTAATCTAAACTGTTCACAGTTGATGGGGTAACATCTACGGCACTTGTTCTTGTGGGCGAATCTGTTTGAGTATGGTTAACACCAGCAGCAGCATAGAGATATGTATCTTTACCAACGTGTTTATAATAGTCAGCATCGTAACGAACATGTGCATCACCGTTATAATCAATAGTGTGTACACCTTGAATACTATGTGTATGAGTTCCACCAGTTGTTCTTGTGGTGTTTGATGCAACAATTTGACTCAGTGTAGTTTCAGGATTGATAGTCATTGCAGATGCAGACTTCATGTTTAGTGTGCTACCAGATTTAATAGAGACAATCCCCGATATAGTTGACTGTGAAATATCAGTGGCAACACTCAGCATATAATCAGAATCAGTTGTTATGAAAATACCAGCACCAGTTGAATTTGAGGCCATCTGCTTACCTGTTACAGCAAGAGTATATTGCCCGCCAATGATTTCCCACTTGGACTTCTCAGATGTGATAACCACATCACCACCGATACGTCCATTCACATCATCGTTGATATTGAAAGCATGGTTACCGACAATCTCTTCCTCACGATTACCGCCGGGGTCAGAAGCACCAACCTTAACACGATGGTTCTTGTGAATTTTCTGAAAGAAGTCTCCTTCTATCTCCTGTATGTAGTCACCCTTGATGAGCTCTCTTACTGAACCCTCAACTGTGATGTTCTGAGAACCCTTGATAACGATGTTCTCACTACCAATCACAATTTCATAGTTATCACCGACAATCTTGGTGACAACAGAACCGTCAGGGTGAATCTCTTCAAATGTTCCCGCCATGTGTTGACGAAACATTCTTTCTGCGCCCGGACTGTCATCAACTTCCGTAATGTGACCCGACTCAGACTCAAACACATGATTAAATGGGTATGCTCCAGAGATATAGGGGTTTGCAGACCCAATAATACCTTTGGGGTTAGGCTCTTCCCAGAAACCCCGTGTCTCTTGTACAGCAGAGTCAGATACATTCTCTAGATAAGGTTTGGTTGCAGTTGGAATGCCCGTGTTTTCGGGACCATCATCAGGACCAATCTCAGCGGTAGGATCACCACGCAACCTCTGTGATCTACGATCAATTAGAGATTGATGACCCTCAGAACTTTTACCTCTTGCAAGACGGTTAGTATCCGATTCTGAAATATCGTGACCGCTATCTCGTAAGCCGGGATATGGACCATAGGAAGGATCACCTTGAAATGCTGGTTCGAAAGCATCTTCTCCACGGGGATCATTAAATCCTTGAGTTGGATCAGATGTATTACTTGGAGCTCCGGGCAAAGAACCCATAATGACAGGTTGCTGGGCCTCATTGTCTCTATAGAACCCGACAACCCACGAACCCTGTGTTAGAAACGAGGGGGTATGTCCAAGTCCCTGCATAGAAGGATCAGTCACGGGATGCATCACATGCGCCCACGGTAAGTCAGTAGTCTTAACCTGAGTTAAGTCCTCACTATGCCGACCAAGCACACGAACACGAACCCTACCCAACTGAGCAGGATCGTTCCTATCTTCAACTACGCCAACGAACCAACTAAAACCATCTTTACCCATGAAATCTTGCATGGGACTATTTATAAGAGTTTAATGAAGGTCTGGATCACGCCCTAGGCGCTGGCCTTCGTGTGACCAGTTGTATTCTTCAAGTCCGTATGTAATATCTGGATATAATTCATTTAATGCCATCAAGCAGTTTAAAGCATCTTCCTTATCCATTCCCTCTACAACTGTTTCTTTTGATACAACTCTATACTTTATCATGATGAGCTCCTTTCGAGATCACCAAATGCGTTCTGTCTTCACCACAATTAACAAAACTGTGAAGAATTGTAGTATCAACCTCATAGAGACAACCATCAGCGGGTATATGCATTATCTGATTCAACGTAGGAAATATAAAGTAAGCATTTGGGTTTGTTATAAGAGCCAGATGATAACGAGGGGAATTGTCCTTGTGAATAGAATATGTAGTATAAGCATTCATTTCCATAATTCTAGAACGCTCACCACCCACATCCTGTATCATTTCAGCAAAAACCGTACCCTCATAAACTTCATTTAATATTGTGTATTCTGACTGTACCTTTATGATACGGCCTTTCTTGTCACGGTTCTCACCAGCTCCATCTGTATATGGATTAACGACAGACTTGTTACTACGCTGTAAACAAGTCTGTCGTCTTTGTCCATATACACCAGTGCCCAAGACTTTATCACTGTCATACAGTTTATCGCCTAGACGCAACTGTATGAGCTCCCACTCAACTAGACATTTATCTAGATCATAGCAGTGATTTGTTTTTCTTATTGGCATGGTGAGTTATTTAGACCGCACCAATCAACTCATTCGGAAGAATATAATCAAAATTAGCTAAACCAGAAGCATTGCCCTTGGTAATTTCGATATAGACAGAAGACAAAGACTTTTCCTTGAAGGGAACATACTTCTTCAACTTCTTGGACTTGTACAGAAACACTCCATCCTCAAGCTTAATGTCATCATACGAGTCCTTATCAGAACCAATCGCTGTCAACTTTCCAGTAAGGGTTTCACCATAGTCGCCGTTGTATACGACTTCATCACCAATATTCATAGTTCTTCTCCATAATTGAACATCTTATAAACTATATTAACATACTAATTTAAATAAGTCAATAGCTATTTTGCAATTAAGTTCTTTTTATAGACACTCTTTAAACCAAGTGCTTCTGTATTAAACTTAACCAGATTACGAAGTGCGTCTTTAGTAATGAATGTCATTAAAACGTCTCGCTGTCGATTTCCATCAACACCAATCTTCCATTCATACTTACCAACCTTCTTCTGGATATTGGCAATCGCAGTAGCATCTTTACTCATTGCTGTAAGTGCGTCCTGCAACTTCTGTGCATTGGGATTGTCTTTGCGTACCCAAATAGCCTTTTGCATACCATCTCGAAAACTTTTTACAAGTTTATATGCATCATAAAACTCACCACTTGGTGCAACACCATACTTATTTTTGAACAAAATCTCAAACTGCATATTAGGATAGTTTGGATCATCCGTGTGTGATGCACTATTTGCATCTAGAATACCATGTGTAAACCAAACCTTAGCGTTTGGATTTGGTGCAACATGTTTTTTATATGCTGCTGGATTCTCTCTTGTGCCATTCAGTTCACCACGTTTGAATGCTAGACGCCGTTCGCCACCACTCATACCTGATACCCAAATAACATTTTTCTTAAAACATTCAGCATACTGATCCATAGTCAAATCAGGTCCACACAATAACATTGTCATTGCAAATGCTTCAGGCACCATTCCAGAACCAGCTGCAAATGAAATCTTATCCCCTGATTTGTAGTCCTTGCGAATACCCGAAATAATATTCAAGTTCATAAGTCCAATGCTGGTATAATCTGCATAATTGTAATCAACATTTTCTTGCAAAAATGCAACACCGTTTCCACCATGAGATACCATTACAGTCTTATCGTCTTTCTGTAGGTCATTGTGAAATTTATTAAAGCCGGGAATATCTCTTGCGCCCGGAATAGTTTTAATAATAATTTTCTCACCAAGGAATGGGGCAAGTTCTTTAGCAACGATTTCAGTCCACACAGTGGTTCCGCCGCCGGGTTTTTGTGGAACAACAAATGTATAATCAGCACTTGCTGTCGAAGTCATTCCTAGCACCATGGCTAGACTCATTAATAGTTTACGCATAATTTAATCTCCTTTTTGTGGTTATACCCCAAGCAAATACACCTGTAGTTAATAGTAAAAGTATAACAAATATTGGTCGAGTAACCAGTTGATCAATTGAATACAAACTGGTCATTTGTAGTGTTAGAGCCTCTACACGCTCTGCTAGTATAAATCCAATGACCATTGCTGGCCGACTGAATTTATATTTCTTACACAGTATGCCTAGAACACTACATACTGCAAGAATAAAATAATCTTCCCACCCACCTGTGTATTGAACACATGCCCAAGTGATAAACACAAACAACAGTGGAAAATAATATTTGTATGGTACACGGGTGATGGCACTGATGTATCGTGTAAACAACAAACAAAATACGCCTACTATC